AAATTGTGTATCTGTATAAGGAATAATATTATTTGGTTCATTACTCATATTTAACATATCTCTAAAATGCGATGATTTTTTATAAGAATATGTTTTATTTTCCATAATATAAAGATATGATAAAATGTCTTTATATTATTTAATGTTTAATAATAAAAAGAACTTAAATATTTGGATACTATAATAACGTTCTAGTGACTTAATGGAAAGTTATCAGTTTAACTGGGATATATAGGTTCAAGTCCTATCTAGAACAAAATAAGTACACACCCAGTTAACAGTGTATATTTGTTAGTTAGATTATTTTTAACCTTTTAATTGTAATAGTAACTAACAAAAACACATTTTCGCGTAGCGGTTTGGCTAAACCTTTTACAGCGTAGCGGAAAGGTTTAAATGTTAAATTTGTAAAAATCTGATTCTATTGTTCTTGTAGCATAAGATACTGCTGGATCTTGTGGAGGAGGTAACGGAATAGTGATAGGAATATAACGGAGTCGTTCTGGCTTTAACACAAATGCAGTTTTATTTTTATTAAAAAATAAATCATTTTCTTCAACATTTATATCAACTTGTTGATACCTCATTGCAAGAAGTTGACAACCAGCCTCTCTTAAAACAACTGCACTTGGATTTTCAGGGTTAGAACCCTTATCTGGCATACCAATGGTCATTGCTAATTTATTAAATTCGATTAATTCATTTAAATCGTGAGTATATTTAATATCATAATAATGAAGTGCCCTCATAAATACAGAATTGCTTGTCATATTAACATATTCATAAAATTCAGGAGATTCTAAAAAGGAATTATTGCTTTTATCAACAATAATTACAACCTTGCCCATTAATAACGGTAATTCAATATTTCCCAAATTTTTTCCGTGATTTTCAAAACTATGTATTTTGCTTAATAAAATAGAATTATAGGACTCTAATATTTTAGCAAAGTTTTTATACATTGCCTGATTTGTGCTTTTAATACGTAAATGTATAATAATCGGGTCTAAAGGATTTGGAGCAGTAGATCCAGAAAAAGCATAGTCTCGTATAATTGGCATAATGTCAGCAAAATTTATATAATTAAATGTCTCTTTAATGTAATAACTATCTGATGTTGATGTTGCCACAACTGGTTGATCATCTATCGAAAATATTTCAAAATCTAATCCTCTAGTTCCTTGTTTTAACAAGTCTTTTAATACACAAGTATCTACAAAATCATTTTTATATGCTCCCCCACTACAACAATTGTATGCTGATTTAATATAGTAATCTTTAAATGTATATTTAAATTTGTCTAAATTTGGTTTAATAGATGTTATATTTCCATTTAATGTTCCATACACAGAATCCATTAAACTACATTCGCGGCTTTTTAATTGAGAATAATAAATATAATATAAAATAACAATAATAATAATAATAATGGATATTATTGCCACTAATAATACAACCGTTGAGTCCTTTATATTAGTTAAATCTGCAATTGCTATTTTTATATTTTTTGCTGGTTCAGACATATTATAATATATACATATATACATAAAAATAATAATTCATTAGTATTTATATATAAAAATTATTTATTTATATATATAACAATGCCAGGTGGTCTAATGAATCTAGTAACCGCAGGACAACAAAATATTGTCCTTAATGGTAATCCCTCAAAAACATTTTTTAAATCAACATATAGACAATATACCAATTTTGGTCTACAAAAATTCCGCGTTGATTTTGAAGGTTCTAAAACGCTACGATTATCAGAAGAATCCGCATTTACATTTAAAATACCTCGTTATGCAGATTTATTAATGGATTGTTATATATCCGTTGCTTTACCAAACATTTGGAGTCCTATATTGCCTCCACAACAAGTAACCGATCAAACAACATCACAAGGGTTAGGTAATGTAGAACAATGGGCTCCATATGAATTTAAATGGATTGAAAACATTGGGGCAAAAATGATTTCAAAAATTAGTATAACTTGCGGCAATTATACGCTACAAGAATATTCTGGCGATTATTTATTGGCAGCTGTTCAACGAGATTTTACAGCAGAAAAAAAAGATTTATTTAATCGAATGATTGGACAAGTTCCCGAACTAGTAGATCCAGGAAATTCAGAATCACGCGTAAATTCTTATCCAAATGCATATTTTGATAATACGATTGCCGGACCAGAGCCATCAATCCGAGGTAGAATATTGTATATTCCATTAAATAATTGGTTTAGTTTAAATTCACAAATGGCTTTTCCGTTAACATCTCTACAATACAACGAATTGCATATTAATGTAACATTTAGACCCATTAATCAGTTATTTGTTGTTCGTGATGTATTTGATGCGACAAATAATTATCCATATATTACTCCTAATTTTAATTTATGGTATATGCAATTTTATCGTTTTTTACATCCTCCGCCAGATGTATCTATTGGTTATGATTCATATACTGACCAAAGAAGTATATGGAATGCTGATATTAATTTAAATTGCACATATTGTTTTTTATCTAACGAAGAAGAAAGGTTATTTGCTTTACAAGAACAAAAGTATGTAATAAAACAAGTGCACGAAAGAATATTTCCAAATGTAACTGGTCCAAATAAGGTAGAATTGGATTCACTTGGAATGATTGCCAATTGGCTATTTTATTTTCAAAGAAGTGATGCTAATTTGAGAAATGAATGGTCCAATTATACAAATTGGCCATATAATTATTTACCATTAAATGTAATTCAAGCACCTACCGCTGGTTCATATACAGTATATCGCACAGATTCTTCTGGAACTTTTATACCTGTTAATATTGGTCCTGGTGTAAATCCAGATGGAAATTTAACCGGACTATTAATAAACCAAACATATAATCCTCAAAATACTAAACTAATTCTTGTTGCTATGGGCATTTTATTAGATGGGTCTTATAGAGAAAATATACAAGTCGCTGGTGTATTCGATTATATTGAAAAATATACAAGAACTAGTGGCAATGCACCTTCGGGACTATATTGTTACAACTTTTCTATTAATTCAAACAATGCAGACATGCAACCATCTGGTGCAATAAATATGAGCAGATTTACACAAATAGAACTGGAATTTACAACTATAATACCTCCGTTAGACCCATTGGCTCAAAGCTTGACAATTTGTGACCCAGAATCTGGAAGCATAATAGGTATAAATAAACCAACTTGGCGCATTTATGATTATAATTTTGATATGCATTTGTTTGAAGAAAGAATAAATGTGATACATTTCATCGGTGGAAATGTAGGTATGGTTTATGCTACATAAAAAATAACAACAGGGCTTACTATACATTTAAAAATTGAAATTGAATTAAAATACTTAAACAGATAAGTATATTATATTATTACAAGAAATGAACAAAAAAGGTTCTGGCTGTTCTATTATATTATTTTGAAGTAGTAAATGTAAAAAGGTATATGTTTCTCCCACAGGGAGCGGTTTGGTGTAAAGGCTTCGCTGAAAAACCTTTTATTCAACAAAGGTTTACTTAGAAATAATAATTATTTCAGATGAGGTTTTGGTTGCATTCATACTATAGCTCCAATTAACATCAATTATTATATAATTTTTATACATATTTCTAATATGCTCACAATTGTTATATGTAACTATCCATTTTTTTTTTGTATTTAACAAATCAAATAATAATTGGTGATTAAATCCTTCGTGCATATCTCCATTATTTCCATATAGTTTCGATTTTTTTTCTAAATAATAAGGAGGATCTAAAAATAACAATGTTTTATCGTGTATAAAAGCATTTATAAAATCATAAAAATCACTATTGTAAATTTCAATATTTGTAAAATCCAATGCTTCTATTTTATTTATTGATGATGGAGTAAATCTTTTACTACTTGCTTCTTCTGAAAATCCACCTGATAAAGTCGACCCACTAAATGAACATCTATTTATAATAAAATATTGAATGGATTGCTGCAATACATTATCGTTTACATCCATAATTGTATTTCTATAATCTGTAAATTGTTCTTTTGAAACTGTTGTAATCTTTCTTAACTCTTCGCATAGTATATTTTTATTTATTTTCACTTGTTTCCAAAAATTATATAATGGTGTAAATTTATCATTTACTATTAATTTTAATCCATATTTATTTTGTAAATAAAATTCAAATGAACCTCCGCCAAAGAAAGGCGAAATAATGGTGTCAAAACAGGTTATATCAAAATGTTGTAAAATAACATTATCAATAATTTTACATGCTCTTGTTTTTCCTCCTGGATATCTAAGTGGTGATATATTAGTGGTATAAATTGAAATGCTATTAACCGAAATGCTATTAATCGAAATGCTATTTGAATTATTACTTATAGTATTTTTTGCATTAAGTAATTTTATTAATTCTTCTTTACATTTTGACTTACATTTAGTTATTCCTAATTTATCACAATTAACTAAGAGTTCTTTTTTAGTCAATTTATCTAATTCCATTTTTGATATATTGGTATTGGTATTTATTTTAGCATTAGTTAAAATCAATTTTATATTTAATTTAATCCATTTTATCTTGTCATACAGATTTTTATAAGAGGCGTGATTATAAAGTAGCATTTGAAGGTGTTGGTCCAGTATTATAAAATAAACCTGTTGCTGTAATTGTTGTTGGATATGTTGGTAATTCTATAAGTTGTTCTTCAGTTGGTCCATGATTGTACGCTCTTTTTTTATTATATAATTTTAATCCTTCATTAAAACTATGTTTCCACATATCGAGACCCTCATATGGAACAGTTATTTCGTTATTTATAGAAACTGGTGCAAATGTTGTGCCATATCCATTGGTTAAAGAACTATAATGTAACCCTTGATTTGAACTTAATTTACCACTATCTTCATATGGAGTTACAACTGGAACTTCTGGATTATTTGGAGGCATACATCCAGAACAATCTACATCAGAAGTGCATTGGTCTCTGGTTATAGCACATTGCGATTTAGGACCGCAAAAATTATCACAGCTATATATATTATTTATTGGCATATCCACTGAATGACTATATTCTGGAGAATTTGAATTTATAAATCCTTCTTTAGAATTAGAACAACTAGTTGTAGATATATTTAAATAAGCTCCCCAGTGTATTAAACTAACAAATAATAGCAAACATATGGTTGTATATAAAATGGTATATTTAAAATTCATATAATATATTATACATTAATACATTAATAATATTAATAATATTAATAATATTATATGAAAATTTAATATACATTTACTATAACTAATGACTACACTAGAAGATACGAATGCGATTGATGAAAAAAAAGAACCAGATGTTAGTCCAACAAATTATAAGAGTTTTATAAGTAATTACATTACAAGCATTATATTTACTATAGGAGTATCTGTTATATTAATTGGTTCTTTGGGATTATATACAACAAAAGTAGCGCAATCGAATATTTTACCAGACAATATAAACTTGGCACCGTATACAGATATTATTAGAAATGTTCAAGAAACGCCAATTGATATGAATATTGTTAGAGACATATCCTGGAATTTAAAAGTTCATAATATAGTATCTCAAAAAGCTTATTTTAACGAGGCTCAATTTTTAGATAATTTTAAAAATACATTAACTGGCAATGTTCTTGGTTCTTTAAAAAGTAAATCTAATCCGTCTAGTGGATTTTTCTCCAATGGTGGGCTATACTTTTCTAGCATATACGATTCAATGATGTCTAAAAATTTTGGATTTATTAATTCCCTATTTTTGTATTTGAGTTATCTACCAGAAACGGCAATAATGTTACTATATGGGTTTTTTGGAATGTTTATTTGGGTTGGTCTATACATATTTAACTTTTTTACTAGTATAATGTATCATATTTCATATATATTACAATTTTTTAGAACAAGTTTGCCAAATGATGCTACTAAATGGGAGGCTTCTTCTGATGTATCATTGGTTGGATTTAATAAAATTGGGAAATGGTGTTTATTTTTTATGCTGTGGTGGTGGGTTGCACTTATATCTATATTTATTACACCATTAATAACTTCGTTATTAACCCTTATTTCTCCTTTGCAAACTAATTATAAGTTAGACCGTGATTCAAAAAAATATTTAGGTATATTTGATTTTATAAAAGATACAATTGTATATAAAAAATCGTTTATTGTGATTTTATCGACGGTCAGTTTATTATATAATGCTACTAAATATTTAGGAGTTCAATCGTTAATTGGAGTCATTGTTGCCATTATGATAGCATATTTTATGGGGTTATATTCTCAACATATTCCTGATGTAAACAACATAACAGAATTTTCTCAAAAATTAGCAAATCCAGATAGTATGCAAGCAAAGGTATCTAATAAACTATCTGGTGGTGCAATAAAACAAAAACATAAACATAAATTATAAATTATAATACAATAGTTAAAAACTATTTAAATATAAATTATTATATTTAATTTAAAGATGAAAAATGTTAAAAAAACTATGCCATTTGTAAGCCTATGTACTCCTACATTTAACAGAAGACCATTTATACAATTTATGATTCAATGTTTTGAGCATCAAACATATCCAAAAGATAATATTGAATGGATTATTATTGATGATGGAACTGACCCGATTGAAGACTTAGTTAAACATATACCGCAAGTAAAATATTTTTATTATGAGGAAAAAATGCTGTTGGGAAAAAAACGCAATGTAATGCATAGTAAATGTTCTGGAGATATTATAATTTATATGGATGATGACGATTATTATCCTCCTGAAAGAATTTCTCACGCTGTAGAAACATTGCAGCAAAATCCGTCATTTTTAATTGCTGGAAGTAGCGAGATGCACATTTATTTTGAATCAGAAAATAAAATATATAAATTTGGACCATATAAGGAATATCATTCAACCGCTGCAACTTTTGCTTTTAAAAAAGAATTATTAGATAATGCACAATACGACGATGGTGCTGCATTAGCCGAAGAACGACAATTTTTAAAAAATTATACAATACCCTTAAAACAATTAGAACCTTTAAAGTCTATATTAGTATTTTCTCACAAACATAATTCATTAAATAAAGAAAAGTTGTTAACTAACAAGGAGTCCAGCAAATGTTCCCAATCAACCTATACAGTAGATGATTTTATAAAAGAACCTACATTAAAACAATTTTATATGAATGATATGAATAAATTGTTAGAGCATTATGAACCTGGTAGACCAGAAAATAAGCCAAAATTATTAGAACAAATACAACAAATGGAAGAAGACCGCAATAAACGTATAAAAATGTTAGAACTAGAACAGCAAAAAAAACTAGAACAGCAAAAAAAACAAGACTCTATATTTTCTAATGATGTTAGTGTTAGCGAATACATTCAAAATATGAAAAATAATTATGAAAAACAATTATCTGATAAAACCTATTTAATAAGTGAATTATTAAAAAAAATTAAATCCTTAACTAATGAATTAGGTGCATTTACAAAATAGATACAATAATAACATTTTTTTCTAAACAATTTAAAGATATTGCAAACAATAATATATATAAGTGAAAAATGTTTTTCCATGATTATATGAATAACAATGCAAATGATAATGATTGTATGTCATTTGATTCAAAGTTGAAAGCAACGAATGGTTTTAAAATGGAGGACAAAAATAGAGTAAAAATTATAAAATCAGTAAACGCAAAATGGAATGATGGTAAATATTATAAAGATGTAGAGATTGAATTGTTCGGCACTGGTTATATTGGTTCTAGAATTCGCAATGCAGTGTCTGGTGCTAGAACTAGAACAATCGTTGGTAGCAAAGATGAAAATATGTTTTTTCAAGTAGCTGATTGCACAGGATTTAATGGACGACGAGAACCATTAAATTTATATTACGATAGTCCAGAACAATATGAAAATCATTTTTTTGTAAATTTGGAACAATCGGTAAAGGAAGATTGGCATAGAAAATTTTTAGATAAATATATGTAGTTGCCTTCTTCAAGCTGGAGTAGCAGTATCATTAAATAATAACATTGTTACAATTATATTATTTAATATTGTACACTTTACAATAATCATGGTTTAACATTCTTCCGCATCACTTTCTACGACAACGTCTTCAGTTTCACGAGCGTCTTCTTTAGTATATTTTTCCAAATATCTATAAATTCGATTAATATCTAATTTTGTAATTTCATAATTTTCAAATAATGCCGCTATTTCAATATCAGTGTGTTTATTTTTTAAGTTTAAAAAATAACTATACATATCTTTCTTATCCATACCTAACTGCTGACATAAATGTTGAATGAATGTTGAGTTATTATATTCAGTTGAATATTTTGTTAGTACCTTTGTAAATCTTACTTCAGTTGGATTAAATGTTACTTTTTTTTTTGAAAAATGTGTATGATATATTTTATTATTTTTAAATGTTTTTATTAATGAACTCATCTCATTAAATTGCCATATTTGTTTTTGAAATGTAATTCTATCTATATAATCTGAAAAACACATATTATCAAGAATTTTTAAATAAAATGGGATTGAAACCGCTTTATTCATTTTACCAAGAACATCTATTATATTTTCGTGCCATAATAACCCTACAATCGTTCTATCAGTTTCATTCATTATTGTCAAATGTTCTTCTATATTATAATTATTATTTATTAATTTTTTTGTTATCTTTCTGGTATCATCATTATACGATTTCATCAAAAAAATATTTTGAATTATATTTGTTTGCAATATGTCTTCCTTTTTTTGATATAGCTGATAAATCGTATTCAATTTTCTTAGATCTCCTTGAATAAATGTTATTACATTTTCCTTTATATTTTCATCTAATGTTGGTATCATTTGTCCAATAATAGAACTCATTTGGATTCTTGTCGGAGGTTTTAACTCTATAACATGACATACCTTCATTAGTTCTTTTATTTTTTTATCAATATGATAATTTCCTATACATATAATTGGATTCAATGTTATTTCTTCAATTCGTTGTTTTTTAGTCCTTTTTGGTCTAATTATTTTAATTAATGAGTTTATACCACCTTTATCTCCATTATTCATTCCATCAATTTCATCCATTATAATTGCTATTCGTTTTATCTTTTTATTAAACATGCTCATAATATTTTTATCAGACATATTGTGTTTAGTTATAGTGTCAATTATTGATTTATTTCTAATGTCTCCAGCATCATATTTTATAATATCATAATCCATTTTTGTAAGAATATTTGTAATAAATGTGGTTTTTCCAGAACCAGGATCACCATAAATATAGATTCCCTTTTTGGTATTTAAATTATGCTTGTTTTGTTCAAAATCCTTTAAAATATTTATTATACTATCAACCTCTGCATTACGTTGCAATAAATCATTTATATTTATGTTCTCCATTTATATTATATATTATATACTATTCCAAGTTCTTTTTATGTTGATTTTTATCTAAACCAAGTTCTCTAAAAATTGTACAATTAATGATTTGCAATGAATCGATTCATGATCTATGCAATAGGATGCTAAAAAATATATATAATTACAATATATTTCACCTTTATAATAATATTGTTCCATTTTTAACCATCTTTCACTATTTTCATTCAATATATTTGAAAACACAAAAAAATTGTCTTGTCGAATCATACAACGAATGTATACTTCACTGTTTTTTTTATTTATGTGCGATTTTAGCAATGTATGATTTTTTAAATAATCTTTTTTTGTTAAATTTATTAATACAATTGTTGGAATATATGTTTTAATAGTATCAATCATACATTCAGGAAGGTTACTTATTCTTTTAAATAACAATTTATCTTCCATATCTTAAAATATATTATAAAATAATTTTAATATATTTTTATTTACATTATATTATGAACTAGTGTCACACGGATTTTTAACTCCTGATGTAACTCCATCCCAAGTAACTTTACATTCTTTAGACCATTTATATTTAGAGCAGTTACCAGTTGTTCCGTTAAATGGCGATTGATTAAAATCCATTGTGTTTTTGTTTTTATCACTGGGTAAATTACAAGTGCCTAAATTATGTGAATTAAAACATTCTGAACCGTTTCCTGAAAGGTCAACCCAATAATCTGGACAAGCACCAATAATCGGCGGCCAAATTTCTGTTTTACTTGTTTTAGATAAAGTTACTCCTATTACAACTAACATAATTATTAAAATAATGATTGCTATTGTTAATATTATTTGTTGAAAATTCATTGGCTATATAAATTAAATATATATTTTTTTTATGAGTGTATTATAATATGAATAGCACTAAAAGTTCTAATGGTAGAATTAATATAATCGATAAAACGCAAGGACCTGATATATCCAGCCTATTTAAGATGTATGATAAAATTCCAGCGAATCAGTGTGTCACATTTAGGGAACCTACATTAGGACAATGGGACGAAACCTCATTATCGTCTTCTTATTTTTCTAAAGAAAATATACAAATTGTTCAAAATGGAATTAGAGCAGGAGTATATAAAAAATCGAATGGTCATTATACAATTGGACAACAAGATTGCGATTCATTAAAGGTTATTATGAGAAGTGTATTTTTACAACACGCTATTAATTTACCAGATAATGTTTCCGGACAAGTGAATGCACTAAATCAAATTGTATTAGATTATTGCATTCATAGTGTTTATTCCGAAGCACAAGGATATATGAAATATTTACACGATGTTAGCACGTTAGCTGTTCCTATGGCAACGCCAATATTGGCAAAACAATATGATCGTCGTGATTCTAAATTACCTAAATGGTTTTAAATACAACCTTTACAACCTTTACAACCTTTTAAAAAAGGTTGTAGCAAAAAACGCTACGCGAAAAAAGGGGTTGGTTAATCTATATGTGAAAAATACAATAATAACTAATAACAAAATTATTTTTACTTATTTGGTAGGGGGTGGCAACAACACCTTTTTAACGATTTTTACAACCTTTTTGCTTACTACATTGACATGTTGTTTTTTCTTAATTTCACCTAATTGTGATTTCTCGCGCTCCTTTTGGTATTCGATGTATTCATTCTCCAACAGTTTTAATTCCGATAACCACATTTGTTGAATGGTAGTTGCCTTTAGCACATCTAGTTCTGCCAACTTATTAGCGTGTTCTTTATTTAATCTTTCGATATTTTCTTCTGATACTGAATCCATCGGCATTTTAACTAAATACTTAAAATCATCATCTTTGTCAATTGTATCATAATCCTTTTCAATCAGCATATCAATAATTTCCTGCTTCTTTTTATTTCTTAAATCAATAGTTCCATTTAATAATTCATGAATGTATTTTGATTTGTTAGATAAAATCATCAATTCTTGCTCCAAATTTTCAATTAAATAATCTCTTCTATTTTCATAATATTCTAGTCTAATATCAAAATAATCATCAATTATCTCTTCAACATTACCATACTTTTTTAATTTATCTTCCGAGTTAAATAGATTCATATTTGTAGTAGAAGAACTTGTGCAAAGCTTTAATATTTTTTCTAATCCATTACAACCATTGTCTCCTTGAATCGATTCTAATTCTAATAATTTACCTTTACTAAATGTAATAATAAATTCAACTGTGGTATCCTTACTTTTATCATCGTATTCCTTAATAATTGGCACAATTTTTTTCCCATCTTTATCTTTATCGTTTTGTAAATCCTCTAAAAGCTCCTTAAAATCTTCTGTCCAATAACCGATTGGCAATTCTGTTACTACCAGTTTATCTTCTGCTATCTTTTCATATAGTCCCTTAAATAGAAATTTGGTATCTCCAATCTTAGAAATTGTGCCATTAAACCCCTCATAATAAGGCAAGAATGTAATTTCATCATTTATTATACCCTGTAATTTATTTTTTAAATAAGCAATAATATCCTTTGGATTATAACACATAATTTCAGTGCTAAAACCTGTTCCAATTCCTTTAGAACCATTTACTAAAACCATTGGAATAATTGGAACATAAAACTGAGGTTCTACAGGCGTTCCATCATCATTTAAATATTTCAAAATATGGTCATCTTGTTCTGGAAAGATTAATCTAGTAAGTTTTTCTAATCTTGTAAATATATATCTCGGTGATGACGCATCTTTGCCACCTTTAATGCGAGAACCAAATTGCCCTCCAGGGACTAACAAATTTATATTATTTGAACCTACAAAATTTTGAGCCATCCCAACAATTGCCTGATTTAAACTCTCTTCTCCATGATGATAACAAGAATGTTCTGATACATAACCACTAAATTGAGCTACTTTAATTTCAACAGTTAATCGTTTTTTAAAAGAACTAAATAAAATCTTTCTTAAACTAATTTTAAGACCATCCATTAAATTGGGAATGCTTCTATCACAATCATATTTTGAATAATGTATTAGTTCCTTGTTAATAAAATCTTCGTAACTAATCATATGTTTACTAGTATCAGCATAACTATGCCTATTATATACTGTTTCTAACCACATCTTTCGATCGTCTGCTCGTTTTTTATTAAAAACCATATCTATCGCATCATCGCTGGTTAAACCATTATATTCAAATCCAACAAACTTTTTCTCTTCAAAATATTCTACAAATTCGGTCTTTGTTGAAGTTCCTAACCCTTTATAATATTTCACATTCCATCCTTTTGTATCATTTTGCTTTTTCCAATCTTCATATTCACCCTCATTATAAAACTTTAATTCTTGAACACCCTTTTTTGCTTTTAAAATAGGAGTATTCATTGAACCAATAAACCCTGGAATATGAGTTAAAGATGCCCATTCGTTTTGAAATAAATTAATACACAATCCTTTAATATGCGACCCATCTAAATCCTGATCTGTCATAAATACAACCTTACTATATCGCAAATGTTTATTAACATCTTCGATTGATGTATATTCTTTACCTGCTTCCAAACCTAAAATCTTTTTAATTTCAGCAATTTCCTTGTTTTCAGATATACGTTTTACCGCCTCTCCTCTAACATTCATCACTTTCCCCTTTAACGGATATACGCCAATTGTGTTTCTATCTTCAGACGACAAACCTGATATAACACCGGTTTTTGCTGAATCTCCCTCGCAAAGAATAAGAGTTGTTAGATTTGATTTATCAGTTCCTGCCCAATTAGCATCTGTTAATTTTGGAATGCCTCTTATTGATTTACTTTTTGTTCCATCAGTTTTCTTTATAGCCTTATTTTCCTTCACTTCGGTTAATGCACACGCCGCATCCATCACACCCATTTTCGCAATCTTTTCAATAAATTTATCAGTAACATCGCATTTAGAACCAAATTTAGCCATCGGTGTATTCATAAAGTCCTTTGTTTGACTGTCAAATGCTGGATTTTCAATATCACACCGAATAAATAAAATTAGTTGTTCTTTAATACTATTCAAATTAACCTTTATCTTTTTCTTTTTCTCAATAAAATCTGCCAATTTTCTAGTAATTTGATTTAGTATATATTCCACATGTTTTCCACCCTTTGAAGTGTATATGCCATTTACAAATGAAACCTGAATAAATTCATTGCTTGGAGTTAGTGCCACTGCATATTCCCATCGATCATTTGCAATTTCATATACTCGAGGAGATGTAGTTTTATCGCCAATATATAAATCCACATAATTCTGAAAATTCTTAATTGGAATAATAGAACTATTGTATTTTACCTTAATGGTTTTATCAGTTATTGCTGAAATATCATATACACGCTTCTTTAATAATGAAATCATATCTGGGCTTAACCCAGTAATTCCTAGACGCTGATAATCTGGTTTAAATGTTATTTTTGTATATGGTTTAGCAGTTGATGCTTTTGTGATTTTAGGAGGACAAATTACATCTAGATTATCCTTAAATTCTTGGCAATATTTTAGTCCTCTAATATGGTCAACTGTTTCAATGTATCCATAAGTAGACCAGATTAAAACCAATTTAAAGCCAAATCCATTTTTCCCTCCAACAATCTTTTTTTCATCTTTATTGTAATTTGTAGATGTTCTAAGATGACCGAAAATTAGCTCAGGAACCCAAGTTTTATATTCAGGATGCTGAACGACATCTATACCATTTCCATCATTTATCATAACAATAGTGCCATCATCTTGAATTGCTATGTCAATATAAGTTACAGGCAATGAATTCTCAGTTTTTGCATCCAGTTTTGTCTGCATTCTTACAACATGGTCTCTACAATTTACAATGCCTTCATCAAATAATTTAAATAGTCCAGGAATATAACTAATATTTTTCTCAATAATTTTATCATTTGTTTCATTCATTATCCACACATCTGACTCTACATTTTCAACAGAACCAATATATGTGTCGGGATTATCCAAAATATGTTGTTTATCTGTTTTTTGTTGAACATCAAAGAATAATTGTGTAGGTAACGCGGCGATCTTTAGGTCAGTTGAACTCATTGTTTGGTTTTGGGTATATTTAATTTACACATTTGTGTTTAAATAGTTTCAATTTTTTATAATAATCCATTTTTTAAACATTTTTTAAAAAATGGTTTATATTAGATGTCGACATACAATAATAGTTTTACACCCGGTCATAAATCTAATTTAAGAAAATATATTGCTCAAACATATTTAAAACAATATTATGGCATAACTAATATAGATGCATGTTTAAATGTATGCATTCAACCACAAGTTAATTTATTAAATCAAGGTTATAACGATTCTACTCAAACCGAAAATGCTAGATTTTCACGAATATTGACTGGTCCTTTAGGAGGAAGAACTACCTATGGAAATGCAAACCATCCGGTTATGTTAAATTATCTAGGAGGTTCTCCTGGACAACCTGGTGGCATACCCAGAGCACCCAGAAATACATTCTAATTGCGTTCATAAGTATTATTATTTAGAACAAATTATTTATTTAAATAATTTTTTCTTCTATTATGTTATATAATGAGTGACAAAAAACAGCGTATCGGAACTCGCGCCCAAGTTTGGCATGGGACAGCTTTACAAACTCCAGGTGGGCTTAAAAAACACGATTTGCTAATGAACAAAAATGGTCGCATTGTTTCTCGTGCAAAACATAATACTGCTAAAAAGGAAATGCGTTTATTAAAGTTTGGGTATGGAACAAAAAAGGGTAAATTCGGTTTTATTAGGTCTAAGTCTAGTCGTAAATCTAAGTCTAGTCGTAAATCTAAAAAAATGAGAGGTGGCATGCATGGTAACTCATTGTCTCCAGCAAATGCTATGGATAATTCATTGATGTCTTCTGGAGGGTCTACCTCTAAAGGCTTGAGTAAATCAATGGCGGTTGGCGGTGCTGGTATGGGCAATTTATATCCTGCGACCATAAATAATGACTCTCAACCTATGGTACAAGAAGATCCTAATAATAATAGTCCCCTTGCACGAGCATTAATTGGTGGAAAACGAAGAAAACATAGAGGTGGAACTACTAGACAAAGTCTAAATCCAGCAGACATTTCAAATTCAACCGATGTTCAGTTTAGAGCAGGTCAGGGAAATTAATATAAATGTCTAATTTTGTAACCATTCCGAACTAACAAATTTTTCAAATCTGATATAATCAGTTAATTTATATGATATAAATTTTTCAAAAAACTGTTTACTCACAATTGGTAAATTTCTTTGTTCTACCATATTTTTTGCCTTAAAATATTTTTTATAATTTTGATACAAATCATCAAATGAAATTAATTCCAAATTAGTTGTATACATTTCAATGTTTAGCAAATTATTTTTATAATGTGTTAGAAATTCATTTGAATCATCTTGTTTTGACCATAAATTGCAGGAAATATTTGTAACATATTTATTGTCTATTACTTCCACTTGTGGAGAAAAATAATGACAAATCATTTTAATAATTTCTGCATCAGAAATATTTATTTGACTTCCAGATTGTTTAAATAATGATGATAATTCATCTATTTCAAATTCATCATCGAAATTTTCATTTTCATTTCCAATTGTAATATAAATATATTTTTCCCAAAAATTTAAAAATGAACTAACATGTGGCAAAAATTTACTAGTAATGTTTATAAAAGTTAAAACACCATTTTTAGTTATATTTTCCAACCGTTGTGATAATATTTGTTGTAAATTTGTAGCATAAATCATATTAGGAATATTCATACTAGTTAAATATAGTTTCCATATATAATGCATATTTTTCCAGCAAAGCTTTAAATAATGAGGTTCCGTTTCTATATTTACTGTAACTCTTTCAATACATTGCTCGATAAATTCTGTTATTATTGTATCCAATGAGTTATTCTCAAAAAATAATATGTGTTTTTGTACAGTATCTTCTGCTTTTGTATGCATATATATATCTGAATTTGTATACCGATCTGAATAATGAAAAGCAACACATAATAAATCTATACCGATATTGTTCAACATGTCTTTCACAATATCAAATGAAAATGCATTTGTAGTTTCATTTGTTTTAATTAATCTATATGAACCCAGTTTATGACTATCGTGATATTTTGATATGAAATTATTCATAATTGAAACACCTGTAGTAATGTAAGCAATGGAATCAATTAAACTAATCAACTTTTTTGTATGTCCGTTAACAAAAAATAATAAATTATCGTTGTTTTTTTTTAATATACAATCCCCTATTACAGTTAAAAAATACTTTGCCTCTGTTTTACATTGAAAAATTGTCCCTAAAAACCCCAATACATTTTGTATTGTATATGTTTCTGGAACAGATTTGAATAAACTTCGATCCTTTATTTTTTTAATAATATTTTGCTTCGTTTTATGCTTCCATTGCACTAATTTTCCTTCTTCAGTAATCGTAGATAATAAATGGTAATGTATATCATCGTCCTTAATTATCCTATAATTTTTACCATCATATTCATAATAAATATTATTAAATGGCATATAATAATATTGGTGTTTACTTAAAAATACCTTATTAAAATTATCCTGTTCCGATAACAAACAATTAATTCTAGACACTCTTTCTTCGTGTCGTTTATTTTCTTGTTCTAACATAGTAGGTAAATTAGTGACATATATTTGTAAACGATTTGATATATATGAATTATCTTTATATGTAGAAAATAAATCATTTAATGCACCGACCATTGTTTCAATATTATTCATTTACATTTATATGTAAATGAATCTTTATATTCGTTATGATTATTATTTATCAAGTATAATGATATAAACAAATCATTATAATACTATTTATGTATTATTCACAATTTGGGGAAGATGTTATATTATCGTCATATTTTAATAATAATTATAAGGGTGTATGTGTTGAAGTTGGAGCAGATGACGGAATTTCTGGAAGCAATACATATCATTTTGAAAAAAAGGGATGGAACTGTATATGCGTTGAACCTGTTTTAGAATCATATAATAAATGTAAACTTATTAGAGATAATGTAATAAATTGTTGCATTTCTGATTATAATAAAGATAATGTAGATTTTTCAGTAGTTACACTTAATAATACAAATACCTCCGCAATATCATCCCTTAAAATAGATGATAGGCTTATTACTAGTCATGAATCGCACAACCCAGAAGTTTATATAGTTAAGGTTAATGTAAGAACACTTACGAGCATTTTTAAAGATAATAATTTTCCAATAGATATTGATTTTATTTCAATAGATACTGAAAATACAGAATTAGATGTGGTAAAAGGCATTCGTTTTGATGAATATAATATAAAATTTTTAGTTATTGAAAATAATTTTAACGAACCATTTGTTGAAGAGTATCTTATATTGCAAAATTTTAAAAAAATTAAAAGAAATGCGGTTAATGACATTTATGTTAACAATAATTATATTAATTCCAACATTTTTAATAAATATAATATTGTGAATGCGAATTATTACATTAATGAAAACATTAATAATGGAAATGTTACGGATTTAATCAAGTTATTATTTAAAAAATATGAACAAAATCCTTTAGATAATAATAACATTTTAGTTTGCAATGAAACATTTACAGATACAATTATAAATTCTAAAAAACAATTATTTATTTCCATTAAAAATACAAAAACATTCAAACAATATAAATATACATTTGACGAGGGAGAAACAATTTATTTAAACAATATTTTTAATGAATTAAATAATGATAATTCTACAAAAAAAAAAGGCATATTTTACAATTCTAAGAAAGCAATGTATAGTATTTGGGAAACTGGTAATATGATATATCAATGTCTTAAATTATCAAATATGTATACTTTGGATTATACCGAAGATGTACAATTTAAGTATCATTATGATTTTGCAATAGTAAATGAACATTTTACTGTTAATAATTGGAATTGGATTACAAAAGAAATGATAAATCTATTTAATAAACCTATTTTTTGTATAGTTACTGAAGTTTCATTAAAATCTCCAAATTTTTATACCGGTTACTTGGTATTAAATAGTAGCATTAATGATAATAATAATGTATATGCATTTGGTAGACCACTCAACAATTTTATTTGTCAACAAAAAAACATTATTAAAATGATACACGATTGGACAGCAACGAAATTTTATAAAAAATTTGAGGGGGTATTTAAAAAAATTGTAATTGAAGAATCTTCTAATACAATTGAAGAATCTTCTAATACAATTGAAGCATCTATTGGCGAAATTGTGGATAAATATAGTATATTAGAATTAAAAACCAAATATATATTTGATGTAATAAAATTACAAGAAATAAAAAGGGAAATGGATATGTTATACAAAAATATTGATTTAAGCCAATTTTCATATTTTTATAAATTATTATTGTATATTAATGAACAAATATGGATAGATACAGACATCATTAAATCTATAACATTGAATGCTGATAATGTATCATTGTTTGCTGAAACATCTAATAATATTTTTATAAATAATCAAAAACGATTTAGATTGAAAACTTATTTCAATGTTCTACATAATTCAAGCATTAATGAACAAAAAGGTTATAAAAATAATATATGTTTTATTGATATAGATAATGAAAATGACATATATAATAAAATTCCTGAAATAAATTACTTATTAATTTCTTATGATATAATTTATTTTAGTTTAAAATATAAAACAATTATTAATACATTGTTTATTAATCCAAATATAGAATTTGTGGTTAATCCAAATATAGAATTAGTTGATAATGCAAATATAGAATTAGTTGATAATGCAAATATAGAATTAGTTGATAATACAAATATAGAATTAGTTGATAATCTAAATATATATTTAAAGGTGTATACACTTCAAACATTTTGTATTGACCCAACATTATCATCCATTTATGATTTTGAACATATATCCTATTTATCTGGAGGAAAATTAGGAGATTTTATAAACCAATTGTCAGTAATATCAGAGACTTTTTATGATACTGGAAAAAAAGGAATTTTATATATTGACAATATAGGTGATACATTTACTTTTGGATTAGAAAATACATATAATGATACATATAATTCAATTACTTCACAAAAATTTATAAAAGATTATAAAATGTATAATAATGAAATAATTAATATTAATTTATCTTCTTGGAGAACTAATTTTATTACAACAAATTGGCATAATATTTTTAAAAATAAATATAATGTTTCTTGGGGGAAACATACTTGGTTATCTGGCACAATTGACACTAAATGGAATAATAAAACTATTATTAATGTTACACCTTATCGGTTTTTATTACAGAATACAATACATAAATTAACAGAAATTGTGAATGCAGATATTTCAAATTGTATATTTATTTCAAACGAAGATGCGCATTATAAGTATTTTTGCGAAAATACCGGAATTAATATTGAACATTATCAACCTAATAGTTTTGATGAAATAGTAACTATTGTAAACTCTTGTAAGATGGCATATTTAGGGTTGTCTAGTATGGCTACAATTGCGAATGCTCTACATAAAAAACACATTTTATTGAGTGGTGGATCAGACACCGCGTTAAATAATTTAACAGGAATTATGCAACATATGATAGATATAATTTAATAATTGATAAAATTTATTTAATAATTGATAAAATTTATTTAATAATTGATAAAATTTATTTAATAATTGATAAAATTTATTTAATAAATTAATATTTAATAAATTAATATTTAAACATAATAATACTCTATTATTATGACATCAATGCAAAATATTTGTTCTAACTGCCGAATATGTAAAAAATCTGGAATTCTTGATGTTATTGATATTGGAGAACAAATAATTACATCTAGATTTCCATTATATGGCGATTTTACAACACCATCAACACCAATGGTTTTATCTTTATGCACTAATTGTAGTCTTCTTCAATTAAAATATTCTGCAAACGCGTGTGAGTTATATGAATATGAATATGGTTATAGATCTGGAATAAGCAATACAATGAGGAGTCATTTAAAACAATATCAAGAAGAAATTATGTTAAAGGTATCTGCAACTCTTAAACCAGGCGATGTAATTGTTGACATTGGGAGTAACGATTCCACAATGTTACAATATTATGATACAAGTTTAAAAAGAATTGGTGTTGACCCAACTGGGTCACAATTTAAAGAATTTTATGGAACCGTAGATTTAATCCCAACATATTTTACATATACTAATTTTACTGAGGTATATAATAATTTGTATCCAAAGGTTATTTCATCTATTTCTATGTTTTATGATTTACCTGACCCAGTTCAATTTGCAAAAGATATATATAGTGTATTACACGATGATGGTATTTGGACTTGTGAACAAAGTTATATCGTTACAATGCTAGAAAGAAATAGCATTGATACAATTTGCCATGAACATTTAGAATATTATTCATTAACCGCTATTAAACATATCGCAGATTTGGCAAACTTTAAAATTATTGATATTAAATTTAACGATTGTAATGGTGGCAGTTTTAGAATATATTTTGCTAAAAAACACTCGCTTCTATATGCTGAAGCAACTGAATTAATTGCACAAATATTAGAAAATGAACGTAAAATTAACATAACAAATCCTGATATATATAGAACATTTTTAACAAATTGTGATAAAGAAGTTCATAAATTAAATACATTTATCGATATTATAACTAACAATGGAGAAAAAATGTATATTTACGGTGCTTCTACGAAAGGTAACTGTTTACTTCAATACGCCAAAATTAATGAAACCAAAATTAAATTTGCAGTTGAAAGAAATCCTAATAAAATTGGAAAAATGACTTCAACTGGTTCTCTCATCATCAGTGAAGAAACTATGCGAATTAATCCTCCAGAATATTTATTAGTATTGCCTTGGCACTTTAGAGAAGAAATCATCCAACGAGAAGATGAATACTTAGAAAACGGAGGTCAGCTAGTTTTTCCATTTCCAAATTTTGAAATTTACAGCAAATATCCAAAAGTTCTTATTACTGGATGTGATGGAATGATTGCAAAATATGTGATTGATGAATATATTCGTAATAATAATATCAAAATTTATGGATTTGGACATAAAAATGAAAATTATACAAATGACAATGTTGTCACTAAAATTTATTTTGATATAAGAAATACAGAAGAATTGGAATTAAATATGAATATTATTCAACCAAATATTATCATTCATTTGGCTGGCATTACAAGTTCTATTGAAGCATTTAATAATCCAATATATGCTTTAGAATTAAATGGACTAACTGTTGCCAATATATGTAATATAATTCATAAAAATGGTTGGTCTACAAAATTATTTAACTCATCTAGCAGTGCTATTTATAACGGACATAATGATTATGATGTTACAGAAGATGATTGTCATATGTATCACTGTCATCCTTATTCTATTGCAAAAATAATGGGACATTCTATTGTTGATTTTTATAGGGAAACTTATAATCTACCATTTTCAAATGGAATTTTATTTACTATTGAATCTAAATATAAAAATGATACATTTTTACTTAACAAAGTAGCTTCACACGCTAAAAAATGGAAAACAACATTTGAACCACTTGTTTTAGGGACTCTTGAATCATATAGAACCATATTACACGCAAGCGACGCCGCAAAAGCCATTAAACTTATATTGGATCAACCACAAGGAGATACATTTGTTATTTGTGGCGATGAATCACGAAAAATGTTAGATTTAGTTTTACAAATTTATAATGATAATGGTATAAAAATACACTTAGACAATAATGTTTTTTATAATGATGATAATGATAAAAAAAAGGTAGTAATTATTGAAAATAATAATGTAGGAATAGACATTGTTCCAAATAATATAAGAGGAAACGCACATAAATTAAAGGCATTGGGTTGGAAACCATTGTTATCAATTGATAACATAATAGAGGAAATTATTCGTTAAACATTATATAATTATAAAAATAAATTATTATACATTATAAATAACCTAATGTTTGTCCCGATTCTAATCCTCATCAAACCAGTTTTAATGAATTAAATTATATAAAAATAAAATCAAATATATTAGGTTCTTTTATGGATTTATGGGTTTCAAAATAAATCGTCGTATAATTTTATTATATAATTAATATTTACATTTTTAAAATATTAATTATTTGACAACTCAAAATAACCAATTTATATAACTTGGGTTGCAGCATAACTACTCGACACATAATATTGATTATAAGAAATTTGTTTATCTAATTTATATCCAAATTGTGTTAAATATTCTTCAATTTTAATATCATTTGTAACATTTTCAATAACTATTACAGATGGACCATATTTGTATAAATCTAAACCATATAAACAATTTAATTCTCCACCCTCAATATCTATACTCATAATATCAATTTTAATATTTTGTGAAATTTCATCATTAATAACAGTATTTAATGTTCTTTGAGGAACACTAATTTGTGTTACACTTACGTTACTAAACCCAAATATATTTTTATAATCTTCATTAATTATTATAGCAGAATATGAAGCAGTCCAATTAGGGGTATGGTGACATAAAACTACATTAAATGTTATAGACTCCTTATCTTCATTTGATATCGCATAATTAAATACATTTTTACGATATTGTTGCAATAAAGGAATGCCTTGTGTGTTTGCTTCAAATAAATAAGTATCCCAACCATTTTTTTCAAAATGATAAGAATTGCTTATTGTGATTGGTTCAAAAGCACCTACATCAAAAAAAACTCCCTTATAATTATAATCTGGAAAATAGTCCCTCAATGTATTATCTACATTTTTTCCATTTTGTATTTCTCCATGAAATATATTATAACTCATATAATTATAACAAATAAATTAAAATTTAAATTATACACGCATCTAAAATTCATTACAGTAGTAAAAATGTATTTTACACATTTGTTACTTCTGTATGAATTAAACTATCTATTTGTTTTATTTATTAACATTATAAAACATACATCATTAATTCAACTACAATATATAGAACACTCAACTGTTAATTGGCAAGATATTATTAATGTTATTGATAAGATATAAATCAATAATACTTTAGTTATGTATAAGTATTTAAAGAATTTGCGTTTAATTTTAAATATAATGTCCCAAAATAATAATAAAAATACATCAACTGAAGGAAATGTGTTAACCATTAAAACTGTTCAAATTGCACCCTTTAGAACTCTTATGACTGCTCTTAAAGATATTTTGTTAGAAACTAATATTTCATTTCAACCCGACGGAATTAGAATTATTAGTATGGATAAATCACATACCATTTTAGTTCATCTTTATTTAGCCGCTTCTAATTTTGAATTCTTTGAGTGCAAAAAAGAAAAAATTATTATTGGAGTTAATATGTTTCATCTTTTTAAGCTCATTAACTCCATTGATAACGACGATACTTTAACCATTTATATTGAAAATATAGACTATATTGATGGCATTGTGTCTCATTTAGGATTAAAATTTGAAAATGGAGATATTAAGCAGTGTAAGACACAAAAACTTAAATTAATTGAACCGGATCAAGATGAATTAGAAGTTCCTGATGTCACATTTTCATCTATTATTAATCTACCATCTTCTGATTTTCAAAAGATTATTAGGGACTTGTCTTGCATTTCTGAAAAATTAGAAATTAAATCTGTTGGCAATGAACTCATTTTTAAATGTCAAGGACAATTTGCTTCAGCCGAAATTCATCGAGCGGAATCTGATGGATCTATGGGATTTGTTGTTAAACAAGATGCTTCTAAGATTATTCAAGGTGAATTCTCTCTTAAAAATCTAGGATATTTTATAAAATGCACTAATCTTTGTTCACAAATTGAACTTTATTTAGAGAACGACTTGCCTCTTATTGTCAAGTATGATGTAGCTAGTTTGGGTTCTATTCGCATGGCGTTAGTGCCGCTACCTTCCAATTAGCTCTTATAGCAAATTTAGGTGTAGTGTGCTACGTTAAAACTATATTTTAATATAGTTTTAACAATACTATAAAACTACATTAAAATATAAAAATATATTATTATTTTATATAATATAATGTCAAATTATTCAAGAAATTATACAGATTATTTAGGTTCAAAACGATGTTGCACTTCTTCTAATTCATCAAACCCTGGTCCTATAGGACCCAAAGGTGCTCCTGGACCTATAGGACCTATGGGTTATAATGGAGTAGTTGGACCACAAGGTGTTCAAGGAGCAACAGGAGCTTGTTGTAGAGGTCCTCAAGGGGTTCAAGGTCCTCAAGGGGTTCAAGGTCCTCAAGGGGTTCAAGGAGCAACAGGAGCAACAGGAGAAACAGGAGAAACAGGAGCAACTGGAGCAACTGGTGCAACTGGTGCAACTGGAGCAACTGGTGCAACTGGTGCAACTGGAGCAACTGGAGCAACTGGAGCAACTGGAGCAACTGGAGCAACTGGAGCAACTGGAGCAACTGGAGCAACTGGAGCAACAGGAGCAACAGGAGCAACAGGAGCAACAGGAGCAACAGGAGCAACTGGAGCAACTGGAGCAACTGGAGCAACTGGAGCAACTGGAGCAACTGGAGCAACTGGAGCAACAGGAGCAACTGGAGCAACTGGAGCAACTGGAGCAACAGGAGCAACTGGAGCAACTGGAGCAACTGGAGCAACTGGAGCAACTGGAGCAACTGGAGCAACTGGAGCAACTGGAGCAACTGGAGCAACTGGAGCAACTGG